AAATTTAAAGGTGTTTGTAGTAAAGAATCGTGTTGGTTAAAACAAAAGGCAGATTTAGGCAAAATAGAGAGTGATATTGCGGATTCTTTTGCTCCAGAATCTCCTGAAGAATGGAAAAAAAATCCGAACGAATGGTTATCAAGTGTAGATATTATGAATGTTATGAAGCAGTATGAAAAGGCTTATAAATGCTTTGATTTTATAGGACCGTCACCTATTGATTTTGACACAAGAATGTTGTATGGTGAATGCGTTTGGGATGAATTGTGTAATTTTAATCTTGAAGAACAAATTAAAAAGGGTAAAACAAAGATCGGAATAATATTTAATACTGATCCTCATAATAAACCGGGTCAACATTGGATATCAATGTTTGTTAATATCAAGAAGAAAAAAATATTTTTCTTTGATAGTACGGGTGATAAGCCCGTAAAAGAAATAATGGTTTTAGTCGATCGTATTAAAGAACAAGGTAAAAAAATGAATCCAAAAATGAATTTCCATTTTGATAGTAATGAAGGAATTGAACATCAATATGGTAATACGGAATGTGGTATATATTCACTCTATTTTATTGTTCATATGTTAGAAGACAAAATGACAGAGCATTATTTAAAAACACATATTTTAAAGGATGAATATATGTCAAAATTTAGAAAGATTTATTTTAATGATTCATTATAAACTATATTTTATTATAAACTATAATTCATTATAAAATTATATAAAAATAACCTAATATATTTTTATATAATTAATGAATAACGGAAACTTTTTACAAAAAGAAAATATTAATATGCTTTGGGATGTTATAAGTGATGAAGATATTTTTAAATTTCTAACAAAAGACATTCAAAGTAAAATTTCGAATGTTTTTTTAAATAATATAAATGGGTTTTTTGAAACAGAGAGAAACAAGACGAATAATATAACCGACATAAATAAAAAATATATATTATTAATATTAAATCATATAAAAAAAAATTACCCGTATCAAATGCCGAATAAAATTAAAATATTAGATGAACCGATTAAAAATAGTAAAGAATTAATTACATACGAAGAAATACAAAATGATCGAGCAACACAATTTGAAAAGGATTTAAATAGGAGACAAGAGGAATTTACGAGTGCGATGACTTTAAAAGTGCCAAATGTTCCAGAATTTTCAGACAATTTTTCTGATACACCAATTAAAGATATGGATAAAATTATTAAAGAAATGACCTCTAAAAGGAATTATGAAGTAGAGCAAATAAATCGCAACTATCCAAATAATAACAGTGATAATGGTGATAATTGGTTAAAACCGCAAGAAACGTCAATTAAAAAGGAAAAGTTTGTTACAGAAATGCCAAAAAAAAATGTTACTTGGGGAGAAAATACTGAAACTGAATTTGAAGATGAAGATAATATATTTAAAAAATTAAAAAAGAAGGTAGAAGAACCCTCAAATAATACATCAAATAATATATCAATTACATTTGAAGAATCTTCTACAGATGATAAAATAAACACACTTCATTTTGAGATTAAAACCTTACATACAAAATTAGATACAATAATTAAGCTATTGAATAAAAAATAATTAAAAATAATTAAAAATATAATAAATAATATTATTATATAACAATGGATGCGGATGAAATAGATCAAGATCAGTTTATTACTGAAATGGAAAATAGCGAACAATATAAAAGAATTTTTGATATTATGGTTCGAGGAAGATGGTTATTTTATGCAGTACAAGGAATGAGTGGAAATTTTGCTTATAGCACAGTGGCAGGTAATTTATTACATTCACAAACTGGTCTTACTTGGAATAACGAAGCAAACAGAGAAAGAATATTAACATATGAAGCAAGAAATATTATACAGTTATTGGAAGGCCTAGGTAGATTTGATCCAAATGAGGAAGCTGAAGAACTAGCAGATACCCTTATTATTTCACTTAATAATGTGATTACTAATTTAAATCCCCCTCTTGATAATAATGGAAGAGGAGGATTTAGAAAAAGAAAAAGAAAAATCATAAAGAAGACATCAATGAAATCAAAAAAATCAATGAAATCAAAAAAATCAATGAAATCAAAAAAATCAAGGAATTAATTTATATTTAAAATAATTTTTAAATATAAAAAGTGTAATTAAACTACTAGTAATTTCACTACTATCTCCCCGCGTTCATTAATTTCATAAGTTCCAACCTTTAATGGTTGAATCGATGAATCTTCCATTGCTCTTTTGTATGTTGTCATATCATAAAGATCAAATTGTTTATCATTTATTCTTCTGCGCGCGTATTCTACACCATTAATTTTAATAGATTTTGCGACCCATTCCAAGGCAACTTTATTAGCCTGAACAGTTGTATCATTTTGTTGTTCAGTATAATCAGGAACATATGAGTACTTATCATTCGTTGGGTCGCCAAAATTAACACATTTTCCGTTTGAATAAATATAGCAATCAAACGCGGATTCTTTAATAGCATCAGTAAGTTGACTTGTTAAATTTGCTTTAATCTCTGATATCTCAAAAAGATATTGATCACTTGTTATAGGCACTTTAGGTACTGCTTTACTTAAATCTTTTCTTTTTAATTCGATAGCTTCATCAGATTTTAATTGAGCTTCAGAAAATGTCATAAGATATACAAATACTTCTACAGTTTGTAATGGTCTAGGTAAATCTTTATGACTACAAATACGGCGTGCGCGTCCAATAACTTGTTCGGATCTTACAGGATGCCAATAAGGTTCCATAATGTGAACATAACGCGTGTTTCTTAAATTGATACCTTCTGAACCAGAAGATGTGATCATAAATACTTTAACAACTTCACCCATATTATTGTTACGATATTTAGCTCTTAAAACATTTCCTATACTTTCTGGAACATCATCCCATTCACCGTTATAAATATGTCTTAGCATTTCTTTTTCTTCACTAGTTTCAGTTCCAGTATACAGAGCATATGTGGGTTTACCTTCATTAATTTCGGATATATCAATTTCCCAAACATTTTGCGAGTTTTTTTTAATTTTAAATCTTGCGAAACCATTTTTCTCAAGAACTAAACTAAAAAGACCGATGCCTTCTGCGGTTCTAAATTGACTGTAAACCAAATGTAACCCTTGATAAGCGTGATCTTGAATATTTTCAAGCATATGTAAAAATTTTGGACTATATGTTTGTAAAGCTTCTGGAGTCAAAAAATCGTTAGAATGTTCTTCAATATGTTTAATTGCCATATTTAGTCTCTCTTTATAATCAGTGCCACCAATTTTTTCGAGAATCTCATCACCTTCTATTTCTCCTTCTTGTTCATCCGTAACATCTTGTCTCGTTTCTTCTTTTCTAGCTTGTTTAAGTATTTCGGCAAAATCTCCTTCATCCTCTTCCCCTTCCCCTTCTTTTGGTTTATCTTCGACAGCAGTTACCTTCGGCTGTTTTCTAAAAGGTATTGGTCTATCTGGCATAACAAAATTACAAAACAAACGTGAAAAAATGCGATAAGTTGACGATGAATCTTCATATAATTCACCAACGCTTTGTTTTGGTTTCTTTTTCTCAGCTTTTCTCTCTTCTATTCTAGCTCCTTCATATATTTTAAATTGTGTATCGCTCATAGGTATATTAATAACGTGATAATCGACTCCACGAGCTTTATTATAAGTAGGTAATAAACTTTCCTGAGCACTTTTGAAATAAGATGACAGTCCGACGATGCGTCTTTTTAAGGCATCAATATTTTTTAATTTTTTATCACTATCGTTAATATAACGTGTTAAAAATGTATTAAGATCATCTGGGAGCGCTTTTTTATTTATAACTTCGATTCCTTCAGCTACAACATCGATATCATTTCTCTTTAAAACAGAAAGGATATTTCTCTCAAATTTATCGTCGGTAACATATTCTGTATCAAAAACTAGTTCTTCAGCGTCATTTTTTTTTACATTAGAAACCCCTTGATATCCGGATTCTTTTTTAATTTTATTCTTAAATCCGAATGGATTTTTTGTAATTGTTAAAATTTTACTAGAAGGAGAGTAATCTAAATAATCAAGTGATTTCTCTCCAACTAGCATATCTTGAAGTGTTTGTTTATCAATTTTATTTGTTGTTTTAACAACCAATGGTATTCTCCATGTTTTAATATAACCTCGTAAAATATTAAAAAGGATAGCGAATTCATTAGGATAATTAATAACAGGTGTACCAGTCAACAATACAACACGAGAGTTATTTGATCGTAACAACATATAATATAATTTTGTTGCTAAATTTAATGGTGTATGATCTCCAAATAAACTTTTCTCTTTTTCTTTTTCTTCCTCTTTTTCCTCTTTCTTTTTCTTTCTATTTTCTTCCCCAGGTATAGATTTTTCTTTTTTTAATTTATTTACAATACGACTAATAAAGTTATGTGCTTCGTCAATTATTATTACGGAATTATCAAAAATATTTTTAGTGTAATCAGACGTCATTTCAGATAAACGTTGCGAACGTAAACCATTATAATTAATAAATGTATATTTTTGTTTAATCATTTCATTCAATTGTTCTTCTAAAACTCGCCTGTCATTATCATTTAAA